TTACTGTAGATCCGTCTGTGTGTTCTGCAGCTGAGGTTCCGTTGATTCCCTAGTAATTCCACTTATTGTATTTGTACCGGTGTTATTTGCTGTGTATTCCATATCCTCAGATCCAATTCTGATTTTACCTGAAGATGGAAAATTAGAAGAGTCTGTTAGAATTACTGAAGTATCACCAACTAACATGTTACCAGCATTGTTCATTGTAGTAGTTGTTTGAGCAATTGTTCGACCACCAAATAAATATGTACCCCAACCATATCCTGCTGCTTGGACCAAAGGCCCCACAGGAACATACGGTCTTACATCAAGTGTACCATCATTTGTTTCACCTGAGCCAGTTTCAGCTGTAGGCATTGTAATTGTAAAAGTTGTCGTTGTAGGAACAGTTTGTACTTCAAATAATTTATCATCAAAATCTGCTTCAGTGTAATCTGTATCAGCACCAAAAGATCCAGCATTTGCGAAAGTTATAATTTCTCCAACCAGCAAGTTATGTGCTCCTGATGTAGTGATTGTAACTGTTGTTGATCCGTTGGTCGTTGTTATGTTTGCGCCTGTCGAGTAATTGTCTGTGTCTAATGGTGTAATATCATAAAAAGCACCGTCAAAGTAAATAACAAGAACTTTATCTGTACCAATTGCAGCATATCTTTTACCATCAGTATTAGCCCAAACATGTTGAGCTCTTGCCGCGCCAACTATTTTATTATCCACTAAAGCTGACCAGCCACCTATTTTTTCAGGTTCTCCGTATCTAAATCTTACATTATCACCATCTACCCAACGGCCTTCTGCATCAGAAGGTGTAGATTGTTTATCGAATCCTGGAGCTATCTTAACTTTTGCTAGAGTCATATTAGGAGTATATCATTAGTGAGGGTATTTATAAACATCCTAGCGACTTGTAAATTTAGTTCATTCTTCCTTTATACCAAGCGGGTAATCCTAAATGTTGTCTTTCATCAAACATGTTTTCATCAACTTTTTTAGAAACTTGATTGTAATGTAAAAAAACTTGGCCACAATCTACCCCTTGAAACTCATCTCTCCAATGTTCTAAATCACAACCTGAGTAAATTAACATATCGCCTGGTTTTAAATTAATTCTTATACCTTTATCGTTTGTAGGATTATACTTTTGAGTGCCGTATTTACCTCCAACTGGTCCACTCACAAAACCTGCCTTTGGATTAGGATTTAAAAAAATTGGCCAAGGATCTCCACCAAGATTTAAAGTAGTAGATATCTCACAACTAGCTCTGTCTTTATGTCTATGTAATACATCACCTGTTTTGTATATTCGTGCATAAGAGTAAGTCGGAATTAATTTTAATCCTGTGTGTTTTTCCATAGCTGGTTGTACTTTCAATAGTAGTGTTTCCATTGCTACATCTGAATAATGAGAATAAGTATTTGGGACTTGCTCGTCCTCCCATGTGCCCCATTCTTCTGAAAACTGTGAAATAAACTTTGTATCTCTCATTGTTCTTGCTACTCTCCTTTTCATTAAAAAATAATTATAAACAAATAAAGCAAGATCATGTGATATTGCATTTTTTAAAACTGTATATTTTTTCTTTTTAAAACTCATACTAATCCTTTTTAGTTATTGTAAAAGCCACAGTCAATCTAGGCACATTAGTCTTATTATAAGGAACATAATGTTCTAAGTCACAAGGAAAAAATAAAATGTCTCCTTGTCTAATTTTAGGCGACTCAATTTTTTCATCTGTAAAATGAGTTACCGAATGACTCTTAGCATCATATAATAAATAATGCACAGCAGTCAAACCACCATTACCTTCATGAATATGTGGTTCTTGGTATTGGTTACTTTTGTAATAGCTATACCAAATATCACTCAAATGATAATTTTTAATATTATATTTTTTACAAACCTCTTGAGATAATTCTTCATATTTTTTACGTAAAAATAAATAGTCTATAAAATATACATTTTCATCATTATCGTGTATGACATGACAATCACAATTCCACCTATTTCTATTTGGATACATAGAATAATTTTTTTCTATGTTCTTAAGGTTATCTTTTACAAAATTGTTAGTCCAACTTAAATTTTTTTTATAAAAAATATTATCTAAGTTCATTTTGGTTTATTACTTACTTTCTTAGATATAGCTGTTTCTACAGCTTTAATATTAAAGTGAATAAATCTAAATGGCTCTAAACCTGGATCTAAAGCAAACTCATGTGGTACATATCCTGGAAATAAAACCATAGTGCCTGGTTGTGGTTTATAGTGGACTTGACTCGTACCCATAGAAATTTGTTCTACATTTTTCAAAGGTAGTTTAGTCATTTCTGCAGCTGATCTAGGTTCATGAAAAATAGGATAAGATGTTTTATCACTGCATTTTAAAAAATAAAATCCTGATACGTGTTGATTCCAATGAACGTGTGTAGAGTGGTGACCACCACCTTTTTCACTGAACTCTTGAACCCAAAATTCTGTAAAGTGTAAACTATGGTTTCTTAAATCAAAACCTTGCCAATCTAAAAAATCATAAGCTCGCTGTCCTATAAAAACAACAAGATCTCTTATATCTACATCTTGTGAAAATGTTTCACTATGTTTAGATAATCCAAACGTTCCTAGTTTCTTTCTCCATTTAGGTTCATTTTTTAGTTTATCCTTTAATAATTTTTCAGCACGCTTTATATATTTATCCGTAACCTTAATTGCATTATTTAAAAATAATGGTGCTTCGCCAGTCCACACAGGAGTTTGAAAATAAAATTGTGATTTAAAGTCTACATGTCCCTCTGCTTTTTTTTGTGAATGGCTTCCGCCTTGTTTTATATTTTTCATATTATTATTTAAAAGGCCACCCTAGATTCCATATTACTAGACTATGCCTTATTCCTTTCGTTACTGGTTTAACTCTATGCCATACAAATGAGGGAAATACAACTAGAGAGCCTTTAGGTAATATCTCCGTGCAAGTCTTTATTTTAGTATGACCAGGGTCTTCTTTTCTAAAATCAAATTCTAACTCACCACCTTTGTAATCTTTAGGATCTGTCAAACTTACTGTAACAGATAGTTTCCTGATTTTACCGTTTGTATTATCCTTTCTAACATAAGGCTTATCCCAACTATCACAATGCCAATCATAATACTGTCCTTTTCTATATATCGTAAATTGACAAGCCTCTGAATAATCCCACTGATAATTCCATTCTGCGTTTTTGTTTGCCATATGAACGTAAGGTGAAATCTCTTTATAAATCCAAGGATCATCCATCCAAACTACATTAGAATCTCTTTTCTTTTGTAAGTCTTTTATTTCTTCTTTATTTAACGGATTCTTTTTTAAATCTCTATCTCTACCGTAATGACCTGTAATTGCAGTAATTTCTCTATCTTTTAATAATTGACCATATCTAACAATGTCATCACAAATTTTATGAGGAACAGCAGATTCAAAATACCAATAATAATTAGACAAATTCATAGTTTACCGTCAAAATTACATTTAAACCTTTTGAAAGGTTAGGTGTAAAATAATATTTATTACAAGCAGGGAACATAAAAAAATTATTATTTTTTATAGGCATGTGCCAGCTTCTATTTTTTCTTCTATTATTATCATACTCTACAACACAGTTGGAAGAGGCATCTTTTACATCTACACCATAAATTAATGTATAATCAGGGGAGTTTTTTAAATCGACAGGTTCTACTTGATTTCTTGTCCATGATTTTTCTTGTGGTTTCATTACGTTACCAAAAATATTTTTGATAATTAAAGTTTTACCATATTCCGCTCGCCAATGATCTCTTATATAATCACAGAGATGACTTAAAGCAGGTGTATAGGTAACTTGATAATCATCAAAAGCATAAGCTCTTGGATTGTCATGGTTTCTTTTTTGTTGTGCGTATGATTCTATAATGTTATTTCTAATCTCATCTCGGTCGATTTCGAAACCTTTTGGCATTTCAACTTCACCATAATATGTATCTACCTGAGTTAATACTTTTTTATGCATACTTAATAAGTATGTAATTAATTAAATTTTAAAGTCAAGTATATTAAGCTAGTTGATCAACAAGATCCCAAGATTGGCCATCTTCATTCCAGATATAGATCCAATTATTTGTTGGAGGTGTATCTACTGTTCCTGAAGAATTTTGAGCCTCTTGTTCTGCAGTTAATGCAGGTGCATCGCCTACAGGAGATTTCCAAGTGGCTGTAGTAATATCTAAAACCCAACTAGCATGAGGTTTCTTACCAATGAAAATATCATTATCTTCATCATAAGTCATACCTATACCAGCATAGTTACCTCTTAAAGCTGTTCCGCCTGTTTTGTGTTGTCCGCCAGATGTATTGTAAGATGTTTTTTTCCATAAAGGCCAGTTATGGATTCTTTCCAAAAACTGTCTTCCTACTTCTTCATCTTCAATACCATCAGCATTTTGACAGTCTGAATCAGCTACAACGTGTACTGCTATAACTTTACTATTTATTCCTAATTTTGCATAATGTGCCATAATATCACTCCTATTGAAATTTGTATCTTATTACAACATAACCAGATCCACCAGATTGTCCAGGAGCACCTGCTCCTCCACCTGTGTTTGTATCTCCTGATGAAGCTGTTTGGTTAGCTGGAGCATTTCCACCTCCGCCAAATCCACCTGTTCCTGTTGGTCCACCACCTGCTGGTTGAGGTCCTGTTCCTGCTCCACCACCAGAAAAATAATAGTAAGTTACTGGACTTCCTACTGCTTCTCCTAAAAAAGGAGATGTTAATTTAAATGATGTACATAATCCACCACCCTCTCCACCTGAACCTGGTCTACCGCCTGGAGAAGATGAAATACCAATTCCTGCTGGAGCTGGTCCTCCACCACCGCCTCCGCCTTTACCCGCAGGATGACTGCTTCCACCCCCTGGATTTCCTTGAGGTGGTGATACTGGTGGTGTATTTCCTTGGCCACCTGGTCCTGGACCTCCTGGTCCACCTCCACCTGAACCGCCACAAGATCCACCTTTTCCACCACCTGCTGAAGTGATTGTACTAAAAATTGAATTTGCTCCACATGCACCAGGAGCTCCTCCACCACCAACTGCTATTGGATAAGCTTGAACTGAAACAGGTACACCTGCTGGTGCTAAATGTGGAAAAGAAGGTGCACAAGCAGGCATACAATAAGTTGAAGCTGAAAATCTGAATCCACCTCCACCACCACCTTGATTACTTGGACCTGTTCCACCACCACCTGCTACTACTAAATAATCTACTGTAGCTGATCCTGATGGGTTACCAGCGTTTGACACAGTGAAAGTTCCGTCACCTGCAAAGTGGTGAACTCTAAAATTACCACACTCATAAATAGTTCCACCTGTTGCATTTACGAATTGTGCACCACCAACTGCTGTAGATGTTTGACAGTTTTTCACGTCAATCCAACCATTGGTAGCATCTACGTAAACCATGGTAGTTGATTGACCATTAGCAGATATTGTTGCATTTTCACAAACAGCATTAATTTTTGATCCGTTTCTATCTAGTGTTACATTGTTAGTTCCAAATGTTCTGTTGTAATCTTTAATTGAAACTATAGCTCCAGCTGATGGTGAGCTAGGTAAAGTAACTGTTACCGCCCCTCCAGCTGTGTTAACGAAAAAACCTGAGCCATCTGTTGCAGTAAATGGAGCTGTTTTTGCAGTTGTACACCAGTTAACTGTTCCTAATCTTCCAGCCGTTGCAAAAGATAAATTTCCTGCTCCGTCTGTAACTAAAGCTTGGTTTGCAGAACCATCTGCATTTGGAAAAGTTAATCCGTCTAATACTATATTACCAGAACCATCTGGTGTGATTGCAATATTACCATTTGAAACTGATACAATAGAATTACCATTAACATCTAAGTTACCACCAAGTTGAGGTGATGTATCGTCAACAACATCTCCGCCTGTTTGAACTTCTATAATATTTGGGTTAGTAGCGTCTGGTGAAGCTGAAGCCTGAACTATTGCTGTTTTTTTATTTGTAGTAGCAAAAGTGAACGAGCTACCAGATCCTGTTGCGTATTTAAATTCTACTGTGAAAGAACCTGTTGTTGAATTTTTTAAAATGTAAAATGTTTCTACGTCATTGGGAATTGTTACTGTTTTATTTTCACCAATAGTTCCAGTAAATTCTATAAATCTTTGTTGAGCTGTACCAGTTGTAGCTCCGTCAGCAACTGTTAGTGTTGTTGTTGCTCCAGATGAAATATCTACTTGTGCAAAGCCACCAGTTAATTGAGCTATAAGATCTAAGTTAGCATTTGTTTTGTCACCCCACGTACCAGCGTTTTCGCCAGTTACCATTTTTTCTATACCAAGAGGTGTGTATGCTGATGTCATATTACTCCTATACTATCAAAATTAAGCAGCTAGATCAACCGTGGTCCAAACATTGTTTACACCTGGATTGATTTCGTTCCATGCAGTCACATTAACTGAGCCTACATTTGCTGTCAACCCTATACCAGTTACAGGGAAAACTGCTGTTCCAGTAGCTGTCACTGAACCAACTGAAGAAGTTAATAATCCTGCTGTAGTTACTGGGTATACAGCCACTGGATCTACCGTACCTAATGAAATGGTAGCTGATTGACCTGTAGCTGTTTCATTAGTTGATTGAACAAGTGAAATTGAACCTAATGAAGCTGTTAATGATACACCTGTAACATCTACAGGGATTTTAGGCTCAGGTACGACTTGACCAATACTAGTAGATGCTGAATTTCCAGTTACACTAATATTAGCTAATCCTGTTTGAGACGTTGATCCAAGAGATGCATCTAATTGATCTTCTGATGCAAATACAAATACATTGTTGTCAATTTGTATTGAATTTAAACCTTGTGTAATTGTTAATAAATCTAATCCTGTTACAGATACATCTACATCAGCTTTAGCCACTACCGATCCTTGAGCTGAAGTTAATGATTGACCAGTAGCTATTACAGAGTAATTATCACCCCAAACAAAACTACCCCAAGAACCTCTTCCCCAACCTTCACCAGTTAATTTAGTTTCATCTACTGTAGCTGTGCCTGCTGAAGTGCTTAATGAACCAGCTGTTGTAACAGGAACACCAATGCCAACAACTGCTTGACCTGGTGATACTGTTGCTGAGATACCAGTTAAAGTTAAACTAACAGAGGTACCCCCTACTGCACCTGCGTTTGTTGCAGTTAAACTTTGACCTGTTGGTGATACGTTTGCGTTTGCGGTAGTTGATACCGCACCTATTGAACTTGATAATGATATGCCACTGACTGAGACGAGAGTATCACTTAGATCTCCCCAGTTATCTTCGCCCCAACTTTTTCTGCCCCATCCAGTGGCCATATCATTCTAATCCTTACGCTATTCTTAGAATTGCAGCAGAAGTTGTGAACGCTGGGAACTGAATTGTAAATGTTCCTGACGTTGCAGTTTTATCTCCACCGAAATCTAATACCGCTACAGCTGGATCTCCAGCTACAGTGTCATTATAAATCAATGCACCTCTAGCTGTTAAAGTAACTCCAGTAAATGATAAATCAGAAAAATCTGTTATAGCTGTGT